TTCCCGTCAATCTTTGGCATTTCACAATAAACTACTTTACTGTCAGTATCAGTTATCTCGATAACCGCTTCCCAACTGCCAGCATATTTTCGTATTTCTATTATTTTATGCTTGAGTGCCATTGCCTTACCCCACGCTAATACCCAATGCCTTGCCTATCCTGTGTAAAATGCCCTCATCCGCGGGCTCATCCAATGCCGTCAAAACTGCCTCTACTTCTTCCCGCGTCATGCCAACCTTGAAAACCCCCTTATCCTGCGCCAGTAACCGGAGTCCGCGCCATCCCATTTCTGAGATGGCATCTAACGCGCTATAAGGTATTCTCATTACTGGCATTTAAGTCACTTCCCTATTCCGTATATCCCTCGACTACAACTTGCACTGTGCCCGCCCCGCTAGCATCAACTGTCAGTGCCGTGGCGGCGGTTAATTTAATTGGGCATATAAATAAAAGGCTATACTTATCCCTGCCTGTTGACGTAAATATCGCCGGGCCGATTAATGCTGTTGTAACCGCGCCTGTGGTTTCACCTTCGCCTATTGTAACTGTTATATCCGAACCGCATGATATGTTAATTGTTCTGATATAATGCGACTTACTCGCGACAGCGGCTTTTAGCTCTTCACACGAACTTAAATCCGTTGATGTCGCGTTTACAACCCAATCAAGCCCATGTGTCGTTATTGTATTTGCTGTTATTGCCATAATATCACCTTACAGGGGCCGGTAAAGGAGACCAAGATGTAGAGGAAAACCCGGCCCCATGCTATTCCCCCTATACGGTCTCTATTCCTACAATATGCAACGGTGGCTGTGCATCATCTGTAAACTCGATAATATCATCTAATACTAGCATCATTTGTGACGTTATGCTCTCCGGTAAATCGTCTATATTGATTTTGATTTTATCAAACTCAATATTTACCGATTGTTTATTGAGGCCAAGAAGTGCCTGATTTAGTTCATCCATGCGGCCTTTGACGGATATTCGGCCCGTATTAGTCGCTACGATATTGCCTTCTGCATCCAAAAATACCGGCTTGCCGCTTTCATCCTTATCGCAGTATTCATTTGCCATCTCTTCGTATATTTTATTATACGCATCAAGTTCAGGCGCGAATTTGTTTGTGAACCGGTAAAACCAATACTTTTGTTTCCGGGATAAATCTTTTTCCCGAATTAAAGTTCCTAATACTTCACTAATTGCTTTAATCTTCCCTGTTTGAATCGTAATCATCGTGGTCTCCTTTTTAAGATATTAACTTGGTGCATACAGTGGAATAACCAGCGGCACCGCGCCGACAAGCACTGTTAGTCTTGCTATCAACGCGCCGACTGATCCTGTATTCTCTACGCATCCGCCATAAGCGGAAGCCTTTAAGAAATATGTCGAATTAGTAGGCGCATCGAAAGTGATAAAGTTCGTTATTGTGCCGGCAAAATTGACGTAAATAGCGTTGGTAATTGTGCCGGCAATATAGATTGCATCCGTTAGTATTCCAAGCGCGCTAAGGCCGACACTGAATGTTTGCCCTGTATTGCCTATGACAAAACCAGGCGTTGAACCATACCGAAGTATATCACCTGTTACATTTCTACCAACGTCTCTTTCATAGGCGTAGGCTTCGCCATTATATATATCCCATTCATATAGCGGCTTGCTCTGATAATTAGACATTGTAATCCATCCACTTGCGCTAATAAGCCTTACATGTTTGCTCTGGAAGCCAGATACCAACTAGGAGGCCTTATTTGTTTTGATAATTTCTCATCATTTTATCATTATATCGTCTCTGCATTTTGACAGCCTGAATTATTCCCTTAGCTTTAAGCTGTTGGATAATTTTAGCATCGTCAAAAGAATCTACAATGTCTCCTTTTTTATATTCCTTATATGCTTGTAAAAATTTTATCTTCATAATTAGCTAATTGCTGATGTCATGACTGCTGAACTATGGCGCGACTCAGAACAGATGCCTATAATATTACACAAAGTCGCCCCGGCTCCACCTGCAAGTATGGCACGTACCCACCCGAAGCCTGCACTTAATTCAAAATCATCTATTTCGACAATGAACATTTTGCCGTCATCGGACCCATTGGCAAGCGTCAGACCGGTAGACGCAACAGCAGTTAGAGTGCCCCAAGTGTCCTCTGTCGCACCGCCAGCCGCACCGCATACACGGTAATTAAATGCCATTGCCGCATTGCCCGCGCCAGCCGCGGATGTACATTCCTCAATAGTCAACGTAGCGTCAGCCGCTAAGTTTCCTATTGGAATCAAGAATGATATGTGTTTATAGTTTTCAAAACTTAGCTCATCAGTTGTCTTAGTTACGCCTGTAGAATCAATAGGCGCAACTAAATGAGCAAAATTCATTGTTTTTGTTATTTGAGACATTTTCTTTCACCTCTATCCCTATGATATTGTTATGACCTTGCTGCCAACGTAACGAATGGCGTTCGGTATGTTGTCCCTCTTTTTGGTGTTTGATAAGTCCTCCACCAGGGCATTCCCTCGACTTGAATTATAAATCTGAACGCTATCTGATCATAGTCAAATTTTAAATGGATACTGGTATCGAACCGCGTATTCATTCCTAAGCCTTGCGGAACGCCAATCAAGTATTGTGACCAGTCGCAGAAGTTTATGTCGCCGACTGTACCCAGTGCCTGACATTGATCCATTTCCGTTATTGGCCTGCCATATAATGTATTATATCCACCAACATTTATGCCACTTGCTGGCAAGAATACCGGCGCGCCACCTGAGCCAACCACGATTTCCATAAATGGTAACTGCTCTGCTACGTCTGGATTCATATACCACCCAGCGTTTGTCTTGCGCCACATCTTGCCATTCATCTTTACAATATTCTTAAAGTCAATAGGATCACCAGCAAGCGTCTGGCCCGACTCGATAGCTACACTATATGTGCATCCTGCATTAGCTATTCCAAGCGGCTGTGCAGACCCTGTTCCATTCAAGAATACATCGTCAAGTGTATATGCGATGCCTTCACCAAACATCTGCCTGAGCATTGTCTCTACTGACATTGGCGAATATTGGATTTGCTCACTAGACGCGTAAGCCATACCTGCCAGCTTCTTAAGACGCAAACTGAGCATCTCAAATTTTGGCCTGGATTCTGTAATGGCATCATTTTCACCAATCCAGTAGTATGATATGCCGCCGTAGATACCAGCACTTCTATCGTAAAAATCCAACGCAGGAATATTTAATGCCGGTACCGCCATCGGTATGATCGTAGCTTTAGAGATAATATCGGATGTATCTAATGCGACTTTGAGTATCTCGCGCCGATATTCTTCTGGCACTAGATATCCGCCGAATTCGTTATCGGTTAGATTCATGCCTGTGCCTGCGGCTTTGCGTATAGCCGCTGCTTCGATAGTGGCAACCTCCAGCAAGCGCGGGTCAACCGGCCCCTTAGAGGCATGTACTAGCGCATTGCTATAGTCTGCAAATGATTTGAAACCGCATTTTGGGTCACCATTCTCTGTTACTCCGCCAAGTGGCTTGATATCGGCTGGTTTGGTCAATGCCTTCAATGTTTCTTCGAGTTCGGCGTGTTTCTTATCTATTTCTTCGACTTTAGCCTTAAATTCTTCATTGGTTACGCTAGTTGTCTTTAGTATTTCGTAATCGGCACGAACACCGGCAAACCCATCATTGATTTGCTTAATTATCAAGTCTCTTTCTTCTGGTGTCATTGCTGTAAACTCCTTAATAAAAGTTAAGTTAATTGTTTAATTATGTCTCCAGCGTCTATCAGCCTAACACCTCTTGAAGTATCTCCAGCTTATCCGCCTAACATTTCTGTTACTGCTTGAAAACTGACTCTTTCCCTTGCTTGAATATCGAGGGAATATCTATCTCCTTTTGCTCTGCGCCTTCCGGCAGTCGGCGGAAAGAAATCTGCTCGAAAGCCTTCGCGATAGCCTCCTGGTCAATCGCTATATCTATTTCGGGTCCCTCTTCACGGGGACTAATTGCTTCCAGAGCAGAAATTCTCTTTCTGAGTTCTGATAATTCTTTATCCAACTTGCTATCTATCGGCTTGCTCGGTTCGCTTTTTAATGTATATTTATCACGTTCTTGTTCTGGCATAAGTCCTTTGCTGATCATTAATTGGACAGCATCTGGATTAGCAGGAATTTTCACATCGGAATATTCCAGTAATGACCATCTTGTAAAAAAACGCTCCGGTTCCTTAATTGCTTCAATATCTATCTCAGTATCTTCCGCAATTCGCTTTTTCCATGCCGTAAGCGTTTTGCTCCATTCCTCCTTATCATCACTATGTATTGTCTGTATAGGAATGAAGCCGATGGAATACCCCAGGGGCCATTTCGCGAGACGATACTCATATACCTGATCGCCAAACGCATTCATCTCTTTCGTGGCATACTGTGTCCCAGCTCGTATTTCTTTCGTGTTCCGTGACGGGAATTGCCTAAGCCACATATTCCTTGCATGTGGTAATTCATACTGAGTGCCACCAAATAAGCCCCCGCCATAATCGTGTGACCATAAGACGACACGGTTATACTTTTCCCATTCCCCTCCCTGTGGAAGTACGACATCGCCATCGCGGTCAATACTGTTTGTGGTAATCCTGCCAACGATAACTCTGTCACCTGGCATGTCTATAACATCAGATGCAGATGATTTGCGGATAAAGTCGGCTTCATCATCATAGTGTTTCGCTAATAGTTCGCCATAAACTGGCATAGCGTTTAATATACCGTCAATTATTTCACCAAATTTCAACGTTTCTGTCATTATATCCATCTCATCACCTGCTTAACCATCCAGCCAGACGGAAATAAAAAGCCCCCCGGTCAAAGAGAGAATTATACCGTCTGACCGGAGGGCTTTATGAAAATTTTACGTTATTTGTTAGTCTATACTGGTGTCTCCGTTATTTTAAAATTAAATTCTGTCTTATATGGCTTTAACCCTTCAATTAAATCCGTTATAACACATGGATTTAATTTCTTCAATAACTCAGTTAATATCGCAGTTTGAATCATATTATAACATTCTTGACATATTCGAATATTGCGCTTTTCATTAAATACGCCAATAACATTAGATACCTCATTCTGGCATATGGATCATTTAGTTTCTATAGATTCATCTATCATTATCGGCTTAATTTGCGGCCGCTTGCCATACATAACATGGGTCACGTGTCCCTCTTTTTCAGCTAATATCTCTCTAACCATATCCGGCTGCTCTTGAAGCTTAAATCCGTTAAGCCATGCTTTTAATCCCAGATGTTCAATCATATTTATTCCTCCACTATTGGCGCTATACTACATCGGCAATTTGCGATCTCTTCTATTGCCCCATTTGGCTCGCCAGGGTACATAAGCCCGTTACTAAATCTGTTATCCAATAATTGCCGCTGTCCATCCATGTGCTGATGAGAATCACGCGTCCTATTATCTTTTGTCGCTAGCCATTCTTTATATGCCACAACACCGC